TGGTGTAGATGCCGCCGGTAAAGTAGACCTTGATTCCAAGGTTGATCTTCACCCATCCCGCCGATGTGGATTGCCACATATCCACCGCGGTTCCGCCAGCGTTGTTGCGGAAGGCGAATACGTCGGCCAGATAGGGATTGACCCCAAGCACGGGTCCGGAAGATGCCGCGCCACCCACCGCCCCGATGAACGACTGTAGGTACAGGTACTTCTGATGGTTGTATTCGGTAGTCAGCGCGGTACTGGTGCCAGAGGACAGGAACGGCGTGCCGACCGAGGTTGTGGTCCCGGCCGATGACGTGATCGTGCTGCCGTTACCGACAAAACTGCCAGTGGTCAACACCAGCACCAGCACGTGGTTGATCGTGTCCACGTAGGCCACCGTGCCGGTCGCGCCAGAGCCGGATTCGGTGCACACGACGCCCGGAGCGGGATCGTAGGTTGCGCCTACCTGCAGTGAAATGTAGGGACTGCTTGATGGGCTGGGCTGGCCACTGAATCGCTCGTACCCATCCCATCGGCGATAACCTCCGCGCACACCCGGCTCGTAGTTCAACACACCGAGCAACTGACCGGGCGCCACGGACATCGGCGGGTCCATGATGTTCAGACCGCCATTGAAGGCAAACCGATCCGCCGTCTTGATCGACGTGCGGGTACTCAGTGCCCCCGATGCCGCCAGTGCCCGCCCAAGGTCCATGTCTCACTCCACATAGGATGGCGGGATGGTTGTGGAGTCATTGCGCAAGGTGCGGCCACCCAAGTTGTCCGGCAGGCAATACGCCTGCATCTTGTCCAACTGGTCGCTGTACTCCGCCGAGGCACTGACCATGATTTCCTGCGCATTCTCGCGCCCGGCATAGATGATCTTGGCGCGTTCCACAATGATCGTGTCGAAGTTGTTGGGAATCGGGCTGACGCTCGAATCAGCCGTCATCGCATTCCCGACCACGTAGTAGGACATCGAGAGCGTGGTGAGTGCCGACACGTTGCTGGACAGGTAGATATCGCCAGCGGGGTCCACCGAGAAGAACGTCGGTACGGTCCGGGTCGCCAGCGTCTTGACCATGTAGGTGCGGTAGAACGCGTTCCACTCCATCCACCGGATTCGCTGCGCACTCGCGGTGCCTGCATTGATCCACACGCTATCCAGTTCGACGCTCTGGATGTTGGCAGCCCATGCCGGCGGCGAGGGGACGCATACATTGGTCCCCGGCTGCACCGTCACCGCGTTGTCCTGCACCCACAGAAAGTTCCACTGCGTCCATAGATTCTGTAGGTACAGGTCGGATCGCGCCACCCAATTGCAGATGCGAACCTGCTCTTGATTGTTCAAGTTCTGGGTGGACTGCAGCACACCGCCGGCAATACCGAGGTCCGCCACGATGTCCCTGCACAATGTCAGGAACGTGCGCGACATACGTTAGCTCGCATACTGCGCGATGAAGCGGATGTTCTCGTCGCGAGCATCCACGGTTGGCTGGTAGTCCGGGATCGTGCCTTGTTCGGTAAGCGCGGCCACCATCTTGATCGCGATGGCCTGCACTTCCTCGTCGGTTTTGTCGCCGAGTTTGGCCACGATTTCCGGATTCACGGGCGAGCGATCCGGCGCCTGAACTTCCGGCGGAGCCTCCTCCGGGTTGCCGCCAAGCGATTCGATCAACGCCATTTTTTTGGCATTGTGCGGGCTGTTGACGGCCAAGTCGCCGTTGGCCAGAAAGTACAGGCCGTGCTGGTAGAACTTGACGCCCGTGTCTTTGGGGTCTTGCTCGCCAGTACCCTGAAACACTTGACCGAACGCGAGTTCGCGATTGAGTTTCATCTGCAGCAGACTCATGGCTTATGCCCTTTGTTTTCCGTACTGGTTCGTGCGAACCGGGAATTGGTTGTTTTCGGCTTGTCCCGCCATTGCCTGACGCAGAGACAACCCGTCGCCGAGCGGGAGGTCTCCTGAACATGCCGCGGCCACTTCGGCGTGGTCACGCATGATGTGTTTGGAACGCAGCGACGCCAGACCGTCATCGGTGGTGGCGTTGTAGTTTGGCTCCTTCGACGCGATATCCGGGTCGGGCCGGTCGATTTCCAGCGCCACGTTGAACGCTGGCATGGGCGCCATCAGGGCGTCGGCCAGTGTCAGTTTTTCGGGAGCGGACTTGCTTGCCATGACGACTCTCCATGCGCGAGTGGCGCGCGAGATTCCCCGCGCGCCACTCTTGGTTTACCGCAGCAGGATCAACCCCACTGCAGCTTGGCGCCGGCTCCGCCGTTGTTGACAGCGCCACGCTCCGGGCCGTCCGGCTTGCCGGTCGCGTTGTCGCGACCTTCGCCGAGCGAATCAGGGTCCTCGTTCTCGAACTTGGACTGCTCCGACAGGCCAAGGGCCAAGGACGATCCTTCCCCCGGCGGCGTGCGCGAGGACTTGTCGCCGAACTCCGGACCCGTGACGGCGTTGGCGCCCTCAAAGTTCTCGTGCGTCGGCAACTTCTCCGGACCCATCTGGGTTTCGCCATTGCCGGTCGCGGCCTTCACCGAACCCGCATTGCTCTTTTCGCTGCTCATACTGCTTCTCCGATCCGAAAGGGTTGCGGTTACGGGGTGATCTGGTCGTAACCCACGACCACGATCACGGTGGCGGTGCCGGCCGGGGTGCCACCCGTGGGCGCCACGAACGTCGCGATCAGGTCATGCAGACCCGCACCCGAGTTGTAGTTGCCGGCGAGGTAGACCGCGGTGGCGGCGTTCCCATACTGGTTGCCGACGCCGAACAGGCCACCCAGCACATCGGACGCGCCGATGGTGTTGCCGGCGGCGAGCGCACCGAGGCTCAACTGGCCGAAGGCGTTGGCCGTGGTGCCGTCGCCGATCTGGACCACGGCCGGGGTCGTGACCTGAGTGAACAGGACGGTTGCCGAAACGAGGATGTCGCACACGCGCGCCATACGCGAGCCGCGGGGAATCTTCAATTTCTGCGAGGAACCGGAGGCGAAGTTGACCCCGGGGAAGGTGTAGCTGACCATACGCAAACTGTCGTAATTGCCGGACATGGTGTTCTCCGAAAGAAAAGGATGGTGCGTGCGCCGATGGGTTGGCGCGCGCGAGCCGTTAGCTGGCCGAGTTCCACTTCACGATGCGCGCATTGCTCGCATCGGCGGTACTCGCACCATGGACAAGGCCGTAGCCACCGAGGTAGTACCACGCGATGCCTCGCGAGCGGCCGAAGTCGGTCGGGATTTTGCCGCGGATTTCTTCGGGGATGACCATCGCTTCTGCCACGGTGTCCTCACCGAAGAAGAAGCACCAGTCGGACAGGCCGTTGGTCCACGGCACCGGGTTGCGGAAGGTGTAGCCCGAGGCGTTGACCGCGCCGCCGTGTGCGATGGCGGTCTGCTCGATGAAGCGGATGCCCTCGTAGCGACCGATTTCGCCGTTGGCGATCAACTGGAAGCCGGTCTCCACGTACTGGTGGATCGACTCCAGCGAGTTCTTGAACGTGCGCAGCGTGGTCGGCCACGCGATGGCGTAGTAGTCATCATCCACATACGGCGGGATGTTGGCTTCCTTCATCATGTCGCTGATGGCTTTCACGTGCGAGTTGTTCATCGCCACCGCGTTGGTGATGCCGGTCGGACCCACACTGGAGGTCACCGACGTCATGGAGTTGCCGCCGGTAGGAGCGACCTGCAGGATGGTGGAGTTGAACTGCGCCCATGCCGCGCCGTCGAGCGTTTCCTTCGCGTCGACTTTGAGCACCTTGTGGATGATTTCGGTCACCGGGTGCTTGGACATATCGTCCAGCTTGCCGGTGTAGGGGACCGAATTGCCGTACTCGGTGATCGACAGGCTGGCCTGACCAACCGTGAAGTTGGTCGTTGGCATATCGACCTCCTCACTGATCTGGCCACCACCCTGCGTCACGCGCGAGTAGGTGTTCCACGTGAACAACTGGCCGGTGTGCAGGCCCTTCTCCGTCGCGTCCTTCGCGTCGCAGAACTGGCGGAACTTCACCGTGGGCAGGAGCGCCATGCGCAGCACGTTGCTCAACTGGTCGGCGTACATATAGCCACCGAGCGTGTTCACACTCCAAACTTGTCCAGACATGATCTTTCTCCGGGGAAACTCAGGGGTTGTGGATTCGTCGCCCGAAGTTTCGGTGAGCCTGCAGCATGGCTACGGCCTGTGCTGGGGACATCGCTTCATCT